AGCTCTAGCAACCTAACAGCGGGACTGGAAGGCAAGACTCTGGTAGAGGGGGCTGCAGGAGTAAACACCTCAGTCGGTGTCTCAACATCTCGCAATGGTGTTATAAAGAATTACCTAGGAACAACCTTTCCTAAAGATGTAGATGTAAGCAGGTTGCTCTCTACACAAACTAGCACAGTTCAGGCCTCGGCCTTGGTTATGACGGGCGGAAATTTTGCTAGCACACAGGATCCACTAAACTATGTTTCTTATGTGCACAAGCCACTAAACGATAGCTTCAAGCACTTCGGCACAAGAGTTCGCCTTGTTGGCAAGAGCGAAAATAACGAAGAAAAGTTTCAGACACCTTTTGGCAGCGCTTCGTACTATAACACTGTTAGTGGCGGTAGCGCAGGCATGGCATGTCTGATTAACCCAACAACCAATAACGGATACTATTACGAAATCATAGCCCTGGACACCTTGGATAAAAAAGATTTGGCAAACAGTGAAACAATGTTCAACATCGTATTCTACAAAATAATGAAAGACTCGGCAACGGGTGCAGCAGTTCCTGTAGTCCTTTATGGGGGCATTGCGAATATTCTTGTAGACGATGGAAATTTTACGGGTCAGTACAGAGCTGTAACAGAAGAGAATCCAACAGTATACGACCTAGCTGTTGAGTACGAAGACATTGGGGCTCAGAGAAGATTTCACTTGTACCTAAATGGAAGTCTCATAAAGAGCGTTAATGACGCATCACCTCTGCCAGTGTATAACAACATGGCGCTATTTGTAAGGGGGTCTTCAAAGGCTATGTTTGAAAACATATATGCAGTTGGATCCAACTATGCTTTGAATTCGTCACTAGCCGTTGATCTTCCAACAAACTCAGTCTTTGGCTCTCAGGAAATAAGCCTTAGCGACGCTTTTAACAAGTACTCCATGAGCGGTATTGTTCAGTCAACAATGCTTTCGGGAGTTAGTCCCGCAGAGGATCCAAGGTACAACCTATACTTTGACGAGTTTGGAACAATACTGAGGGAGGCTGCATACTTTAATGTTAAGTACGATAAGGCATACCCAGCTTTATATGCAAGGCTTGCCCCAAACTTTTCTAGCATTAAAGGTTATTCTGTCTCAGGCTTCATGGCGGGAGCCTACGGAGCAGAGTTCCTAGTCTTCAATACAACAGACACAGCCATTATTTTTGAAGGCAGTGGTGTAAACATTCTTAAGATACAAGGTGCTGCATTTACACAAAACTCTGCAACAGAGCTAACGGTCGATGAACATTTTACCAATAGAGGAAAATTCTCAGATCCAATAATTAACGAAGATAATTCAATTATCTCTCCACTAGTTGTTCAAGAAGAGTATAATAGAATTAAGACGAGCAGGGTTCGCTACGGTAGAAGTGAGTTTATTCTAGACGCTCCGTACATTCAAAGCCAGGACGCTGCCTCTGACATGATGGAGTGGATTGTTTCAAAGGTGATGAGGCCGAGAGCATCTCTTGGAATACAGATTTTCCCTAATTCAACGATACAGCTTGGAGACATTGTTCAGGTAGATTACAAAGATGTAAATGATACAGACTTGGTCGTGGATTTTGACAAGAGGTTTGTTGTTTACAATATTGAGTACACGAGGACCCCCTCGGGCCCAGGCATGACGGTATATTTAAGTGAGGTGGTTTAGTAATGGTATCAGCAGTCCCAAACCTGCCATCCCCCACGGGAAGTAGTGTGGCTTCAGTCAAGGAGGCAACTCCAGATATTGCAGTAGACGGCGATTTTGTTCGTAGAGAATCTGCAATAGACATTAGCAAAGAGCTGGTCAACTTATACTTCGAGCAAATCTCCGCACAAGAGATCATAACAATAGCAAGACATGATACAGTTAACGGACAGACATCGGCTTATCAGCCAATCAGAAATCTTTCTCAGCTGGGAGTCAAGTATGGTCCACAGACAATAATTCCTATACAGAGCTCTTCCAAGGCATTCTTTAACAACTTTGCCATTAAGCTAGAAGACTATATCCCAGACGTCGGCACTGGGGTTGGTGGTCTATACGTATACGTAGACTCAGATAACTCTATCGTAATAGAGCTAGTAGGACTAGCCGCAGATGAGCAGGTAGAGTTGCAAATACTAAGTTCGGGAGACATTATTAATGATACAATATACTAGAGGTTCTTATGATAACTAATACTGGAAAAGACATTCTTGCCAAATACCTGATAGGCAACGTGCCTTCTTATGCTTCGTACCTAGCCTTTGGCTGTGGGCAGGAACCTCTAGGGACCTCTGGGGTATTTAACACTGCAGAGTACGAATCCAAGCAATCCCTAAACTTCGAGATGTTTCGTGCACCGATTGTGTCAAAAGGATATGTTACTCAAAATGTTTTAGATGCCAACGGGGACGTAACCCTGGACGAGAATAATAACCCAGTACAGTATACCGAGGTGGTCTTTACATCGGAGCTACCAACTGCAGAGAGATACGAGATTACTGAAATTGGGCTGTACTCTGCTGGGGCTAACCCCGTTGCCAGCTCTAACCAAAGCGCAAACATCTATACCTTCAGCAATTCTGAGAACTGGGAGTACCACACGAGCAGCGCAGCAACAGATATTCCAACACACCCACAGGACTTGTACAAGCTAGCAGACGGAACCACTCCAGCAGGTGGACTGGAAACAAGCATTAATGTTGTTGAAAAAGTTTTCCAGGCAAACGCCGATGACGTTGTTCTTGACAACGCTACTAGAACTGGAAGAAACGAACGACCTAGATTCTTAAACAGTGCAATCTTCATGCGCGGTGACGCTAGCTCTGTATACGGATCTGGAAGTAATATCTATGTAGATAGTGACCCAGAAAGTGGGTCATACGACCCGAACCACATTCACATTAACGGCGCTGTAGTAAACCTCGACAAGTACTCTGCCAAGGATGAGCTGAGGATGGCATTTTCCATAGTCAATAAGAACGCAGACAGCTCAGCACCGACGGACGTAAAAATTATTGTAGAGTTCTCAACCCCAGAAGGCGGAGCTAGCCCCCAGTCTGCAAAGTTTAAGGCACACCTAACTGCAGTAGACGATGACTTTACAAACAACAGATACTTTGTTGTTACTAAAAAGCTTGAAGAGCTAGATAAGACTGCTGAGTTTTCCTGGCAAGGTGCAACAGTCGTAAAGGTTTACGCCTCTGTCATTTCTGGAGGAGCTCCATCCTCCGATTACTACATTGCCCTAGATGGGATGAGAATTGAAAACCTTAACTCCATAAGCCCAGTATACGGGTTGACTGGCTATACAGTTACAAAGACTGACACGGCTCTTCCAATACTCAAGTCTCCAAATACTGCAAACCTGGTAGAGTTTAGATTTGCAATGGATGTGCAGTAATGGCAGATGCAGGGATCAAAAGGATTGTAATAAAACAGTCGGACCTTCCTCCAATAAACTCTACTGAGGAAAAGTATGTGCTTAGATTCCGCGTAGTATCGGAGGACAAGAACAGGACATCACACTGGTCCCCACAGTACCTGCTGAGCCCTAACCCGCTAGAGCTTGCAGATAACAGCGGTATATCTTTGTCTAGCGGTAACGGAATGATTAGCGTATCCTGGGATACAACTCCAGGTTCAACACAATCGTATGACGTATGGGTGGCTTACGGTACAAACTCAGGCAGTACGGGCATTCCAGAATACAAGGCAACTGTTTCGGGCAATTACATAACACTGCCCATTCCCTCTGGAAAAGTATCGGCTCAGGTATTTATTCAAAACCTTTCAGTACCAAGAGCATCCGTAATACCAGCTTTAGTAATTGCACAGACTGGCATCGAAGATCTTAATGTGGTATAATTAAATCATGGCCATAATTCCACTACCAGAACGAGGACAACCTCTAGACCTTGCATACGTCTATCAGCTAGCTAATGCTATTAATGATCTATCAGCAAGCGTTGTTACGTCTTCTCAAAAGTATACAACATTGGATACTCCTGTTGGAAAGCAAAGCATTAGAACTTCAGATGCAAAAGTACTCGGAGGTATTATTCCAGTTGCCAATAACAGTATTATTACTGCTGGCAACGAGAAGTCATTCTTTTACGACTTCCCCGCAGACTTTAAGTATTCTCCAATAGCAACTGCTACGCTTGTTAACGTGGGAGGAACTCCAGCTGGTAAGGATGTTTCCGTTATCTTAACATCCATCACTACATCTAGGATTGAGGGTGTTGTAAGATTCGGAACTTCTGGTGAAGTAACCGTGTCTGTCAATGTTCTTGCCGTAGGTATTCCTAACTAGAGGTAGCCATGGCACCCAATCCAAAGCGTGGATACAGGACCAGAGAAGAGTATAACTCAGCCTCGGTTATTCCTGGAAACAAAAAGGTCTGGTTCTTAAACAAAGAGCTTGTTAGATCACATCACATAAATCGGTCAAACGGTATCATGTCTGTCTATAATATTATTCATGACAGAATAGAGAGTTGTCTTGTTGGAGACTTCAAGAAGAACAGAGAAAGAGCTTACACGGTAGGCGAGGCAGCAGACCTTGTAAATAGGCACAAGAAGTACATGCCTCAGCTGGTAAAGCGCGGAGTGATTCCAGGACCAACTGGATCACAAAAGGGCGGAGCAACTGCATGGCAAGTAAGAAGTTATTACTCTGAGTCACAAGTCAGAGAGATCCGTGATATACTAGCTACCTACCATATGGGAAGACCACGTAAAGACGGTCTGATTACAAATGATATAACTCCTTCTACACAAGAGTTGACAAGACGTATGGGGGATGGTATACTGACTTATACTAGAACAGAAGATGGGAGATTCATTCCAGTTTGGTCTGAATCAATTTAAGAGAGAGATTAGGGTATGAATAACGAAGAGACAAAGGTTAGGGTAGCTTTAGGCTACACGCTTAACCTAGGAAACTTTCAATCCTTACGCATTGACCTAGAAATTACGGACAACAAGCGTGAAGGCGAAAACACCGAGCAGGCATTCGTACGAGTGTATGAATTTGTAGAGAACAAGCTTTCAGATAAAGTCAAGGAAGCTACAGCCGAGCTAGAAGCTAAGTAATGGCAGAACGCAAGGAGCGGTTCGCCTTGCTAAGCAGATACAGTAAGCTGCACACCGCAAGGTATGAGGCAAAGCCGCAAGTAAACTTAAACGTAGAGCAGTGGGCAGCAGACGCTCTGGTAGAATCTTACGGTGTACAAGGCTGCTATGATCTGCTAGAATATTACTTTAGTGTTGCTCCCAATCCAAACTGGAAGTATTTTGCAAACTATGCACACAACATTATAGAACGTCAGAACCAATACAAAGAAGATCTATCCGAACGCGAAGAGCGTAGACAACTAGCGAAGAAGTGGTTAAGTGAGTAATTCAGAACAGAAGCTAATAACAGCGGTACTGAAAGATAAGCAAGTACACGTATTGCTACAGGCAAACGTTGACAACATACTGAGCAGTCATTCAGATATCTGGCAGTTTATCAGGACCTATTTTGAGAAGAATGGCTCTTGCCCACCAGTAGATTTAGTTGTAGATAAGTTTAGAGACTTCTCTCCAGCCGAAGGCGTTGGAGCAACTAAGCATCACCTAGAAGAGCTTCAGGCTGAGTTCATGAACAATAGCCTTAAGGAAGTCCTTCGAACTGCTGCTGCAGATATCCAGCAGAACAAATCTTCAGAAGCTTTAGAGACACTAATCGCCAAGACAGCAGAGCTCAAGAAGGGGTCTGCTGCTATTCGAGACATTGATGCTACAGACCTAGATTCTGCGATAGCTTATTACGAGAAGCAAAAAGAACTTGCAGAGCTAGGTATAACTGGCATTAAGACGGGTATGCCAGGATTTGACGATTACCTGCCAGCAGGAATTATGCCAGGACAGCTCGGAGTATTCCTTGCTTATCCAGGTATTGGTAAGTCTTGGTTGTCTTTGTACTTTGCTGTACAGGCATGGAAGCAGGGTAAGTCCCCCATGGTAGTAAGCCTCGAGATGAGCGAAACAGAAGTTCGTAACCGTGTGTTCACAATCATGGGCGAGGGCCTGTTCTCTCACCGCAAGATCTCATCTGGTCAGGTAGACCTTGATGAGCTAAAGAGGTGGCACAAAGATAAGGTTGCTGGAAGACCAGAGTTTCATATTATTTCAAATGACTCGGGCGGAGAAGTGAACCCAGCTGTACTTCGTGGAAAGATTGATCAGTACAAGCCAGACTTTATTATTGTTGACTACTTGCAGCTAATGTCTCCTAACCAGAAGTCGGAGAGCGAGACTGTTAGAATGAAGAACCTTTCTCGTGAGCTTAAGCTTATGGCCATCTCAGAAGAGGTACCCATCATAGCTATCTCCTCAGCGACCCCAGATGACGTTACAAAGCTTGATACGGTACCAACCCTAGGCCAGACTGCCTGGAGCCGTCAGATCGCCTACGACGCCGATTGGGTGCTAGCTCTAGGACGCGGTCCCAACTCTGACGTCATTGAGTGTGTGTTTAGGAAGAACCGTAACGGATTTATGGGTGAATTCTTTATTCAAGCTGATTTTGATAAAGGTTACTATAAGTACCGAGATTTTGAAGATAACTAGTATAATTGTTACATGAGTTATGTACATCATAAACCAATAAAGAAGTTTGGTCTAAGTGGAATCATCCACGACGATGCTCAAATTGTCCGCTTAAAAGCTGAGTACGTAAGATTACTCTGGACAAGCATGAAGCTCTCGGGGTATGTTCCAAGATTAGACATTGACTTAAACTTCACAACAAGCTATAATGAAAGTGCAAGATACTTTGAGTTTGAACTATCTGTATATGGAATTTACGTAGGGAAAAGAAAAAGCGAATGGATAATAGGAATAGACGGATCAAAGGTGATACATACTCACCAGATCAAATCAAACGAGTCGTTACGGGCTCGGGCTTAACAATAGAAACTGAGATCGACACTGACTATATATTGTTCTGCCCTTTCCACCCAAACCATAGAACCCCTGCTGGAGAAGTAGACAAGTTTAAGGGCACATTCTTCTGCTTCTCTTGTCACCACGTAGCTAGCCTTGTAGAGCTAGTAATGCATTCAACAGGCAGGACATACTTCGAGTCCGTTAGATTTATTAAGCTCAGAGAGCAGCAGACTAATATCGAGAACGATGTTGACAAGGCTCTCATTGTAAAACCAGACTACCTAGCATATGACACCAACACAATCATAAGGCTCTCCGAAGAAGCACTTGCTAGCGAACGCGCAGTGTCTTACTTTGAGGGTCGAAGCATTACAAAAGAATCTATGGTAAAGTTTAAGCTTGGCTTCTCTGCCAAGCAAGACATGGTCACTGTGCCAGTAAGTGCTCCAGACGGAATGCCAGTTGGATTTGTGGGCAGGTCTGTAGAGGGCAAGGTATTTAAAAATACTCCAGGCTTACCAAAGGGGAAGATTCTATTCAATCTTCACAGAGTCAAGAACGAAGATAACGTATACGTTGTTGAGTCCTCCTTTGATGCGATTAGGTTAGACCAGTGTGGGATACCAGCGGTAGCTACTCTAGGTGCCAACGTATCAAACTCCCAAATAGACTTGCTGCAGAAATACTTCAACAACATATACGTTGTTGCAGACAATGATGAAGCAGGCGGTAACATGAAGACTAGAATATATGAAAAGCTTAGTTCTCGTGTAACCGTGATTCAGCTAGATCCACAGTACAAAGACATAGGTGAAATGGATGATGACAGCATAAAAAGATTAGAAATGTCATTTGACAAAACAATATCAGCTATGCTACAATAAGTAAACACAAAACAGGAGAAAAAAACAATGAGCGTAATTAGAGGGCTAAAAGATATCAATGCACTACTTGATAAGCCAAAATATGAAGGAAGCGGAACCAAGGTTCGCTGGGTAAAGCTAGCAGACGGTCAGGCTTCAAAGATTCGTTTTGTTGAGGAGCTAGATCAAGACTCAGCACACTACGACGAATCAAGAGGATTGTCTGTTGTGGTTTCACAGCACACCAATCCAAAAGACTACAAGCGTATGGCAGCATGTACTCAGGAAACTGAGGGGCGTTGCTTTGCTTGTGAGATGTCTCGTAAAGAGCCAAAAGCTGGATGGCGTTCAAAGCTGCGCTTCTACTGCAACGTTCTAATGGACGATGGACTAGAGGACCCATATGTAGCTGTATGGTCACAGGGGGTTAGCAAGCAGTCTGCCTTCAATAACATTCGAGAGTATGCTCTAGAAACTGGAAGCATCTCAAACCTCACATGGAAGCTAAAGCGTAATGGCCAGGGAACTGAGACCAACTACACCCTAATTCCAACGGCACCCGACACAGAGCCACACGACTGGACTGGTGCCGAGTTCTTCAACCTAGAAAAGGTTGTACGCGAGGTTCCCTACCCAGAGCAGGAAGCATTCTACCTTGGGTTTGACGCACCATCCGTAACCTCTACCAACATCGACTGGTAGAGGCACCCGTTGAGCTATAACGGTCTTCACGTCCACACACACTACTCTTTGTTTGATGGCATTGCCACACCAGAAGAGTACCTAAGCCGTGCCAAAGAACTTGGCATGTCAGCTCTAGCAATTACAGATCACGGCTCTCTCTCTGGTCACAGGGAGTTTGCTCGTATCGCCAAGGAAAAGGGCATTAAGCCAGTCCTAGGTATCGAAGGCTATATAACTAATGATAGGAAAGATCAGCGTGCTAATGATGTACGCGATGGACTACTTGACTTGGTGTACAACCACGTAATTGTACTTGCTAAGAACAAGGTCGGACTAGAAAACCTAAACAAGCTCAACGAGATTGCGTGGACTGAAGGATTCTTCAAGAAGCCACGCTTTGACTATGAGGTTCTAGAGAAGTACTCAGAGGGACTAATCGTCCTTTCTGGGTGCCTCTCTGGTGCCCTAGCAAAAGCCATTGAAGCAGAAGAGCTTGCAGAAGCCAAGCGCATCATTGAGTGGCACAAGCGTGTGTTTAAAGATGACTTCTATATCGAGGTAATGCCACACAACCCACCAGAAGTTAACAGGCAGCTACTTGAGCTAGCCGACAAGTATGGTGTGACTCCAATCGTAACCCCAGACTGCCATCACTCTGACAAGGGGCAGAAAGAAATTCAAGAGCTAAAGCTGATTCTAAACAGCTACTCTAATAAGGTAGAGAAGGGTGCTACCTACGAAAAGTCTTTGAAGCATGACAACCTTATGGACAAGCTAGACTATCTATATGGTGAAAGACAGATAACCTTTTCCAAGTTTGACATTCACTTGTTATCAGATGAAGAGATGCGTGCTGCAATGTCAGCCCAAGGCTTTGACAGAGAAGACATGTACGCTGCCACTCTTGAGGTAGCTGACAAGGTAGAGGACTACGAGATCCAGGACCACTTGGACTTGCTTCCAGTACAGTACCAAGAGCCAGACAAAGAGCTTTATGAGCTTGCAGTTGCAGGCCTCAAGGAACGAAAGGTTCACACAGAAGAATATATGGCAAGGCTCGACGAAGAGTTAACCATTATTAAAAATAAGAACTTTGGTCCTTACTTTCTAGTTGTACGAAGCATGATTGCTTGGGCAAAGAAAGAGGGCATCATGGTAGGTCCAGGACGTGGATCTGCTGCAGGCTCTTTGCTATGCTACGCTCTGGGTATAACAGACATTGACCCGATTGTTCATGGGCTTCTATTCTTCCGTTTCATCAACCCTGACCGTAATGACTTCCCTGACATTGATACTGATATCCAGGACACTAGGCGTGAAGAGGTTAAAGATTATCTAGTTAGACAGTATAAGCACGTGGCTTCTATTGCAACATTCTTAAAGTTTAAGGATAAGGGTGTTGTAAGAGACATCGCACGTGTTCTTAACATCCCCCTAACTGACGTAAACAAGGTCATGAAAGTAATTGACACTTGGGAAGACTACTGCAGGTCAAAGCAGGCTGCGTGGTTCCGAGAGAAGTATCCAGAGATCGAGAAGTATGGAGACCAGCTTCGTGGCAGGATTCGCGGTACAGGAATCCACGCCGCAGGTGTTGTAACTTCCAAGTCGCCTATCTTTAGGTATGCACCATTAGAGACTAGGACTGCTCCAGGAACTAAGGAGCGGATCCCCGTTGTTGGGGTAGACATGGAAGAGGCAGAGCGCATTGGTCTAATTAAGATTGATGCACTAGGGCTAAAGACTCTTTCTGTTCTTAAGAATACCCTCGATATTATTGAGGATAGGCACGGAAAGAAGATTGACCTCCTATCTACGGACATGGAAGACTCCAAAGTCTATCAGATGCTCTCTGACGGCTTTACAAAGGGTGTTTTCCAGTGTGAGGCAACCCCCTATACCAACCTGCTTGTAAAGATGGGTGTAAAGAACTTTGCAGAGCTAGCAGCGTCTAACGCCCTAGTTCGTCCAGGAGCCGCTAATACCATTGGTAAGGACTACATTGCACGTAAACACGGTAAGCAGAACATCGCTTACCACCACGTAGTAATGAAAGCCTTTACCGCAGAGACCTATGGATGCATTCTTTATCAAGAACAAGTTATGCAAGCTTGTACTGAGCTTGGCGGTATGACAATGTCAGAAGCCGACACTGTACGTAAGATTATTGGTAAAAAGAAAGACGCCAAAGAGTTTGACCAGTTCCGAGCTAAGTTTGTCAAGGGAGCCTCCCAGTTTATATCGCCAAACGCGGCTGAAGAGCTGTGGACAGACTTTGAGGCCCACGCAGGATATTCCTTTAACAAGTCTCACGCGGTGGCTTACTCGACGCTCTCGTACTGGACAGCATGGCTAAAGACATACTATCCTCTAGAGTTTATGTACTCAATTCTAAAGAATGAGAAAGACAAGGATGCTAGAACAGAGTATCTTATCGAGGCAAAGAGAATGGGAATCAGCATCAAGCTTCCCCACATCAATGACTCCGACGCGGACTTTAAGATTGAAGGCAAGGGTATACGATTCGGCATGACAGGAATCAAGTACATATCAGACAACATTGCTTCCAAGTTCATAGAGCGCAGACCATTCAACTCATACGCAGAGCTAGAAGAGTTTACATTCAGCAAGGGCAGCGGTGTCAACAGTAGATCGCTATCTTCTCTCAAGCTTATTGGTGCTGCTACTTTTCAAGACAATCCCAGGAACGATCAAGAGGTCAGAGAGAATCTTTATGATTACCTTAATCTACCAGAGTTCAACATCTCTGTCCCACAGCATTTCTATGCATTCATTAATGACGTAGATGAGTTTGAGGAGAAGGGTGCTTATGTTCTCATGGGCATGGCAAAGTCTATAAAGAGGGGGCCAGGTTGGTCGAGAGTAGAGTTCTTAGACAAGACAGGAAGCGTAGGGATATTTGACGAAGAGCAGACTACAGTGGAGCCTGGTCGTACGTACCTTCTACTGGCTAGTGATAATAGGATTGTTAGTCATGTTCAGATAGACGACTTGGGCAAGGTAGAATCCGCTCTAGTTAAGTACCTGAACTATAAGCAGCTTCCCTACAAAGATGATGAGATGTATGTCGTATCATTTAAGCCAAGGGTAACCAAGGCAGGAAAGAAGATGGCATCTATGACAGTAGCTGACACATCTAGAGAGTTACACTCAATTACAGTGTTCCCTACATCGTTTGCGAAAGCTTACATGAAAATCAAAGAGGGCAACGCATACAACTTTTCTTTTGGAAAGACAAAGGACGGAACAGTTATCTTGGAGGATATACATGACAACAATTGATGAGGCTTTAGCTATGCTAGATCCAAAGATTAGAAAGCGCCTAGGGCCTGCTGTGGGCATTAAAACAGAGTTTCAGCCTACACCTAGCCCAGGCTTAAACGCTGCATTAGGCGGAGGCTTCCCGTATGGCAGGCAAGTTCTTCTATGGGGCAGCAAGTCTAGTGCAAAGTCTTCTCTTTGCTTACAGACAATTGGCTTAGCCCAGAAAGAGGGAAAGCTTTGTGCTTGGGTAGATGCAGAGATGTCCTACGATCAGGAGTGGGCAGAGAAGCTTGGGGTAGACACCTCACAGCTAATCTACTCAGAAGCAAGAAGCGTAAATGACATGGTTGATGTAACAGTTGCTCTGTTGCATGCAGGAGTAGACCTAATTGTCATTGACTCAATAAGTTCATTGCTTCCAGCAGTATACTTTGAGAAGGACTCTACAGAGCTTAAGGACCTAGACAGGACTAAGCAGATTGGTGCAGAGTCTAAAGATCTTAAGCACGCATGGATGATGATTAACTATGCCAACAACCAGGAGAAGCCATCTCTAATTATTGCTATCTCTCAGGCAAGGAACAACATCACTCCCA